TTTCAGCTATTTCTTATAAGAGAAACAGAGATTCACGATCTCGGCTGAAATATGAACCGCGAGAACGTGCCACGGTTCAAGGTTTATATTTGTCATAGTAATTCCACCATCGACGTGTTTCCTGGTTTTGGTCGCAAACAAAAACCAGGGCCTCCTTTAATAGTAGAGCACAGAACGTAAAACAAATTTGGTGCAAATCCAAAGGCTAGGAATCGCAGTAACACAAACTATACTAGAGAAAGGATTACCTGATGAGATGGCAAGAAGTTACGAGAAAATCTGCGATAAATGCCGTGCATTCTTCACTTACACTGACAATGATGTGAAGTGGGATGAGAAGTCTAGCACTGGTTCTACAAAGTATGTGAGCTGCCCTAAGTGTGGACGCATTCACATTTTAGGTTACTGGGATGACGCGTATGACAACATACACGACATAAGGTTTTACAGCTACTAATACAAATTATATGGATTGTAAAAGGTAAAAAGCCTTTTCAATATAAATAATTAAATCTACTAAACGAAAGAAAGGAGAAGCTATTCAGAAAGCATATTTACAAAAACAGAGGCTTAAAGTACGAAGTATAATCAAACGAACGTAAGTATGTGCTAAAAGCTATTTCGGGATTTTATTTTCTCGATGTGTTAAACATATAAAAACACATTAGAGTAGCAAAAAACTGAATAATGGCTACATTTAATTTTTGCGGTACGATTTCAATGTCTAAGGACAGTGAGAAGTTTCACCCATTCGAGATTGTCGATAGTCAGACTGGAAGTGGTTGGCAGATGATCCGAACAAAGTTCAACGTTAAGGAGAGAGATTCAAGACATTTTGTGTCTATTGAAGGCGGCAAGTTCAAGGATGAACACAACGTCATCTACATTAGACCAATTGAGAACGCACAGATTCCAAAGTGCGTGAAGCAGAACGACAAGGGAAATTACTTTGTTGAGTTTGCAGATAGAAAGAATCCTGACGTGGTGGCAATCGTACCTCGATATAATAAGTATCTCTTAGATCTCAATACACCGGAGCTCAGATATATCCTTGATGGTATCGGTGAGAAGCTCAAGGGCAACGATAGTCTTAATCCTGATGAGCTCAAGGCTCTTGGTGTTACTACTGAGGCAGAGGCCCAGGCAGCATATGATAAGGCTATAAAGCGTAGAGCAGAGTTCCTTCATGAGTGGGATTTTGCTGAGACTGTTAAGAAGGCTTTTGATGCAGGTTTCTTCGATGGTAAGAAGGTTAATGTCTCTGGAGTTATCACTCACAGTTACGGAACAAAGGCCGGAAAGATCTATGAGAATTACGCAGTAAATTCTATTCGTCTGGCAAACGCCGATGCAGAAGAGTATGGTCATATGAATGTTGACTTCCTTTACGGAGAGGATGCAGTCAATGACACTCTTGATGATAAGCTTGTGGTAAATGGTTACTACATGGATTATATCGGCAAACCAATCAACGCACAGACTCCTATCAAACTTTCTTTTGTATTCCCATTTGATGATGACACAGCTGCCAAGGCAAAGAAGATCGCTGAGAGATTCGAGAACGATGGTGACAAGATGAAGTCACGTAAGCTTGTACTCGATATTATCAATGGATCTCCTAAGATCGAAATCACTGATGACATGCTCACAGATGAGCAGAGAGAAGATCTTGAATGGGGTCTCACTACTAAAGAAGACCTCATTGCTGAGCTCGGTGATTCAGTACGTGGAGAGAGTGTTTCAGAGCTGAGATTCAATAAGTTTGGTCGTGGTGGTTCAACCGCTGAGACAACAGCGTATACACCTGAGCAGATGATATTCAAGGGTGTTTCAGATGACACAACATCTGAGGCTCCGGCAGCTACATCATCATCTGATGATGACATTGCTCTCTGGTAATCAAGAAAAGGATCGAGCCGATTGATACTGGTTCGTCGGCTCGAAGTTTATTTCTTAATGCCGACTAATATTAATTAAATAGGAGATATGAATAAATGGGTAAGATTGGTAAGCGAGTTTCTATTGCAAATAATTATGAGAATTGGAATGTAATGCTTCTTGGTGAGTCTGGTATCGGTAAGACAACACTTATGTACAAGGCTTGCAGCAAGATGTTTGGCGACGATGGCTATCTTCTTCTTAACTGCGGACGAGAAGATGGTGTAAAGGCCCTTGATGGTGCTTATTACGAGGATGTAACTACATTCAAGGATTATATGAGCATCGCAAAGGAGCTTATTAAGAATCGTTCTGAGTATCCTAACCTCAAGGTTGTAATCGCTGATACACTCGACGAGCTTATCTCACTGGCTCAGGACTACTCAGTTGACGAGTGGAATGCCGATGGAATGGGAACAAAGGATTTCAAGCCAGCTAAGAGCATCAATGGTGCTTGGGGCGGATTTGGAAGAGGTGAGGCACATGCAAGAAAGCTCATTCTTGACATTTGCTGGGCTCTCAAGAAGGTCGGAATCAATACTTGGTTTGTGGGTCATACAAAGACTACAGATAAGCTTGACGCTCTTTCCGGTGCATCATTCACACAGCTTTCATCAAACCTTTCACAGAAGGATTTCGATGACTTCAAGAATAAGATGGATCTGGTTGGAGTTGTTTGTATCGACAGAACTATCGAAGCCGAGGGAACAGGCCGTAAGGACTTCATGACAAAGAAGGAGATTACTCGTAACGAGGTTAAGAACGAGAGACGTGTAATCAAGTTCAGAGACGATTCATATTCGGTTGATTCAAAGTCTCGTCTGGCTTCAATCGCTGATGAGATTCCTCTTGATGCTGATGAGTTCATCGCTACATTCAAGAACGCCATTGACGCAGCAAAGAAAAATCCTTCAACTGTACCGGCACCGGCAGTAGCACCTACACCAGTAGTTACTACAGCTGCTGATGATGATTTCCTTACAGAAGATACTGCACCAGCAAAGGAAAGCAATGACGAGGCAGATGATATGGATCTGTTCGCAAGTTCTGAAGCTCCAGCAAAGAACTATCCTGAGAACCTCAAGGACGCTGTAATGGCCCAGGTTCGCAGCGCAGATAAGAATACAAAGACTCAGATCAAGGGCTACCTTGATTCGATCGGAAAGAAGATGGGAGACCTTGACTCTGACTCAGAGTACCAGGCCATCTATGACATCCTCAATCCGGCAGCATAAGTAACTCAGGGAGTCTTAACCGACTCCCTTTAACAAAAGAAAGGACTTTAATGTTAGTCACCTGTCAAATCTGTAAAAAGAAAATAGATAGAGATTCGGCATACAAAAGAGTTCTTCCTAGTGGTGCAAACAAGTATTATTGCTCCGAAGAAGAATATTTAGAGCGTCAGAACAAAAACAATCTTGTTGCTTGCCAGATATGTAAAAAAAAGATAGACAAGACAACCGCCTATCGCTTATTCACTGCTGGAAAGAATCAATATTTCTGCAACAAGCAAGAGTATATAGAGCATCAGACTTATCTTAAAGACAAAGATGTGGTTGGGCATTTGCTGGAAGAAATCATAGACTTTCCTTGTCCTTACGGAACAATAGCTCAAAGATTAGCAAAGTGGTACAACCCTAACGGTATGAAACTTCTGAAGAACTATCTTCAGGACAATAAAATCGAAATAGGTCGAGCACTCGCTAAAAAGAGTTTTGCTACGCAGGGTCAAAAGGCAGCGTATTTTTGCGGAATTGCCGGTAGTGGATTGAACAACTATCGATTACCGGCTGAACCGATCATCAAGGTGGCAGCAAGTTCGGATAACTTTGCTATCGAAGATGATGAAGAAATATCTGTAAAGCCAGTCAGAACACCGAAACGGAAAAAGTTGCAGAGACGATCTATGAGTGAATTAGGTGATTTGTTCTAAATGAGGTGTTTATGGCAACAAATGATTTTTTACAGGGAATCACGGACAGATTTCCTAAAGAACTCTTAAAAGGACGCCTTCAGATAGAAGGAAACGTCATAGCCTGTTTAATGAAGGATATGCTTCTGCTTGACGATTGTGGTCTGAATAAAGATTTCTTTTTCACCAAAGACGGATTGTTTTACTTCGGATTACTAAACCATCTGAGGCAAAAGAAATTTACGTCATTAGATGAAGTAACAATACTAAGCAATACAAACGAGGAAGTTCAGGAAAAGTATAGAGAATTAGGTGGATGGACAGCTATTCAGAACTTAATCAATGTTATTAATATGGATAACTATGATGTTTACCTTGATGCTCTATACAAAGAAGACACTATATGTCGTCTTTATCTGGATGGATTCAATCTCTTCAATCCGGTTAAGAACCAGCAAGGGAAAGACATTGTGCCATTCGAGATCTTCAAGAAGCTAACCAATGAGGAAGTCTTAGATTGGTATGAGGCTCGCTTAACTGGTTACAACAGTGGAAGTGCCTCAAAGATAGTAGAAGAGGGTTTTATCGAATTCGACGATGCTTTCCTTGAAGGATGTATGGAAGGAGATGAGAATGGTGTTCCGTTTGGTCATGCCGGAGAAGACATTAATGGAAAAGCAATTAATGTTTATCCGTACTTGAGTAATCAGATTTGCGGTTTACTTCCGAAGTACACCACAATGATTGGCGGTTACTCCAGTGCCGGTAAGACAACATATCTTACTGCTATCCTGATTGCACTTGCTGCTCAAGGTAGAAAGATATTGGTCATCTCAAATGAGGATGATATGACGAAATACAAGGTGAGATTCTTATTATGGATTCTCCATAAGTATAACCGTTATGACAATATCACAAAGCACAAGCTGTTAGGTGGTGCTTTAACCGAAGAAGATCAGAAGCAGATTGCGATAGCAAGAAAATATTGGGACGATAATTATGGCAAGATGATAAAGTTCGAGTACGTATCTGAAGTAGATATGAGTCTTTACAAGAAACTTATCAGAAAGCACGTACTTAGAGACGACTTTGACACTGTTTTGGTCGATACCTTCAAGATCGACTACAACAACATGTCAAATGGCCGTACTGACCTGGATCTCGTAAGAGATAGTAGAACACTGGATGCACTGGCAAAGCAGTACAACCTGATTATGCTCGCATCCGTTCAGCTTTCTATCCATACGACCGGACAGTTGTTCCTCGATGCATCGGTGCTTTCTAACTCAAAGCAAGTAAAGGAAGTATTGGAGAACCTGTTCCTTATGAGGACGGTTTACAACAACGAGGAATTTGATCCAACCAATAAATATTATTGTCATCCATTCCAAGTCAAGAAGAACGAGAAAGGGGAGTATTACGAGATACCTTTCGAGCCAAACAAGGCTATGGTTTGGAGAATGCTCTTTGTCAATAAGTGCCGTAGCGGTGTGAACTCTGATGATAATGGAGTAGCTTACCTGCTTCAGTTCGACGGAGACCACGGCGTATTCAAAGAGGTAGCTAAATGCAGGCCCAAGCACGGCTTTATAAGTGCTTAACCAACTAATATTAATTAATCTTGGAGGCTATAAATGTTAGGTGAAGTAAAGAAAAAATTACTTGAAGAACCAGAATATTTACAGCAAGTCCTTGAAGATTTCGGTTTTGGCCACGTAAAGATTCATCGGACTTATGTTTCATTCGGTCACGATGAGTCTACGTCTGCTAAGTCCGTAGTTATTAAGTTGGAGAATAACAATTACTGTTATGTGAATGATTATAGCTGGAATATCAACAAAGAGATTTTCAGCTACATCATGGAAGTAAAGAACGTGACATTCTCCGAAGTGCTAGGAGTTATCCGGAGCATTTTCGGGGAAATCGATTTTGATAATTACCAACGAACTCGCAGAGCCTTTGGTGGGTGGTATGACTCTATCAAAGAGAAAAGCTCTATCGAGCAAGTGAAAACAATTGATATGTCTGAGTTAGATCAGTTTGAAAATATCTGTAATATGCGTTTTCTAAAAGACAATATTTCTTTAGAAGCGCAGAGACATTTCAAGATTATGTTTGATGAAGAATCTAACGGCATCGTGATCCCTATCTTTAGCGAAACAGGTCAGCTAATGGGAGCCAAGGAACGCTGCAACTACGACAGTGATTCACCAGACTTTCAGAAATATTGGTATAAGATTCCTTGCCTGGAATCAAACACCTTATACGGATACTTTGAAAACTATAAACATCTAACCGACGGAAAGATATATCTCTTGGAGAGTGAAAAGAGCGTAATGCAAGCCTATAGCTACGGACACCACCAGGAAGTAGCTTTAGGCAGTGGCTCTCTGAGTGACAGACAGATTGAAATGATATTGGAACTAAATCCTAAAGAGGTTGTGTTCTTACATGACCAGGGATTTGATCACGATTCGATGATGCGTAACATTGATAGATTACGCACCTTTACAAGATTCCTTGACCTGAAGATAGGTTACTGGGATTGGAAAAATAAGGACTATCCAGCCAAAGTATCACCGACTGATATGGGAAAGGCTGTTTACGAATATATATTAGCAAATGAAATTAAGTACTTAGATGAGGTCGCTGATGAGATTTAACACCCATTTGGACGAAAGAGGTAAGTACACACAGGAAATCATCGAGGACATCTTCGCCAGCAGAAATATTGCACACCCAAAAACGTTTATGAATCCTACTAAGAGGCATTTATTGCCCCTGGATTCTTTACCTAATGTAGACAAAGCATACCGTACTATCTTTGATGGTATCGCCAAGGGAAAAAGATTTACGGTACTGTTTGACTGTGATTTGGATGGAGTATCATCCGGCACGATTATTACACGATATTTGAGACAGTTCGGGGCAAATATTAATACTGTAATAAATCCTAAGAAGCTGCACGGAGTTCACGACATCAATGCTTTGAGAGATTGTGAGATTCTTATAATCGTAGATTCTTTGGATGGGACAATCAAAAATTACCGGGAGCTCAAGGATTTAGGTATTGAGATTATTGTAATGGATCACCACGCTGTCGATCCTAAGATACCTTATGACGATGTAGTTACTCTAGTAACTTCTCAGACAACTTATAAGAACCATGAGCTTAGTGGTGCTGGAGTAGTGTGGAAATGTTGTAAGTATTTTGATTCACAGCAAGGTACAGATTATGCAGATGCTTATGTAGACTTAGCTGCATGTGGTCTGGTTGGAGATATGGTCTCAATGGCAGTTATGGAGAACAGATACATTGTTAAACAAGGTATCAATAATCTCAACAATCTCGCAGTGAAGAAGATTCTCAAGAGCTACGAGTTCAATGCTACAGCAATCTCATTCAGTGTGGCTCCAATGATCAATGCGTCTATGCGTGTTAATTACAATCAGTATGCTATGGAAGCCTTCTTATGTGACGACCCGAAGCAAATGAGAGGGCTTATGAAAGCGTTGCGTTCCGGTCGTGAACTTCAGGATGAGGAAGTAAAGAGAGTCTTACCGGACATCATCAAACAATGTGAAGCTCAGATTGACCGCAAGATGATAACCATTATCTTCAAGTCAGAGTATGGTATCTCCGGTCTTATTGGAAACAAACTCTTGCCAATCTACAAGAGACCTATCCTTGTGTTGCAGGCAGAGAAAGATTTTTATCATGGTTCTATGAGAGCAGTAGGAACTGATGATTTTCGTAAGTTACTTAACGATTCAGGACTTGCTAAAGCTGAAGGACATGAACTTGCCTCTGGTATCACCGTCGAGAAAGAAAATTTGAAAGCTCTTAGAGATTACGTAGAGAACAATTTTGTAATAGAGGTTGGAGAGATTACTGTTGATGCTGATATGCAGCTGTCTATGGAAGATTTGAGCCTCGATCTCTATGATGAGATTCATAAGTTAGATATGGTTTCCGGTTCTGGATTTGCTCCGATTACAGCTTACGTGGATGGTATTACTAACTACGACATAAGCACTCTGAGCAACGGAAAGCATTTGGTCATCACTCCAGCCGGAGATAATGTACAGTTCGTTTATTGGAATAAGGGAGACCTTGAAGAAGAATATCTTGACCATTCTATTTATGGAGACGAGTTGAGGCTTGTCGGAACAATAAGTAAATCGTTCTATCCGCACACAATGACTCAGATCGTAATAAGAGAACTTGAAGCGGTGGCATAACTAATATAAATTAATTGGAGGTTGAATTGCATGAACGTTGAAGATAGACAATATAAGGTATATGTGCATATTTCACCTGACAATAAGAAATATGTTGGAATGACCAGTATGAAACCTGAGTATAGATGGAATAGCGGTAGAGGTTACAAAACGCACGAGAGATTTTGGGAAGATATACAAAAATATGGGTGGGATAATTTTCAGCATAATATTCTGCGTAAGAATTTAACTTTCGATGAGGCTTGCTTCTGGGAAAAGGCATACATCCAGCACTATGAAAGCTACGATCCTGAAAAGGGTTATAATCGAACATTCGGCGGTGAGACAAATTACCCTACCTCCGAAACAAGAGAGCGTTTTAGTCAAGCTCAATCGGG